GATGGCCGCCATCGGGCCGTCACCAGAGGCCAGCCCCTGCATCTGGTCGCCAAAAATCTTGAAGTTCTTTTGCGATTCCTGGACGAAAGTACGCGCGCTGCTCATTCCGATCTTACGGAACCGCATCTCCATCGAGTCTTCTGCGAGCTGCATCGACTCAGCCAACGTGCGTCCTGAGCTGTGCCCGGCTTTGCCGATCTCAGCGATCGTGACCGTAGCCTCGTGGGACTTCTTCATCACGTCTTTGAGGCCAGCTCCCGACTGGACCATCATGTCCGTTAGGGCGACCGTCGCTTCCTCGCCCAACGACGCCTTCATGCGCGACTGCATGGTCGCCGCAAACTTTTTGACATCGCCTCCAGTACGCCCAACCTCCTGAGACATCTCAACCATGCCCGCAGCAAAGCTCTCAGGTCCAGATTGAAGCATCTCGAAGGCTTTGGAGAAGTCCCCTCCGACGATGGACAGATCCGTGATGATCTGCGGCATGTCCGACTGAACGCCTGTGAAAAGATCGGAGTAGCCCGCACGTCCCGCTGCGAGCGCCTGCGTGATAGCCGCTGTCGCGGCTTCGGCTTTTCCAGCGTCTTTGTAGATCGAGTAGAAGCCTGCGGACAGAGCGATGCTCTCTTGCGCAAACGCTGCAAGGTCGGCTCCGCGCAGAACATTGCCGTAGCGGTCTGTGGTCTTGGACAACTGATCCATGAGCGCAGGCAGCTTGCCTATCGCCGCACCCACATCGCCAGACTCTTGCCCGAACGCCAGAGTCGAGGACGTTAACTGCTTCAACGCCTCATTGCTGATGCCGTACCCATCTGACATGGTCTTCAACGCTATGCCGGTGGCCTTCATGTCAGCGCCGGTTACTTCAGAGAACTTGGCCAAGTCCAGGGCCGACTTCACCCCCATAGCCGCGAACTCCTCCTCGGCAAAGGTCATGGCGTGGATGGCATCGGTGGTTTTACCGATGTCTATGTTCGAGCCTTTGGCCATGCCTGCTGCCTGAGCAGACATCTTCTTGATCTGATCTGCGCCGTAGCCCATGTTCGCAAACGTGGCCTTCGACGTCTTTCCCATCGACACGAACTCGGCTTCGAGGCCGGTGGTGAGATTGCGCCCGGCGCTACCGAGCTTCTCCACCGCATCGGTGATCTGGTTCAAGTTCGAGAGGCTCAACCCCTCCAGCAAGTTGCCCAAGCGCAGTTGCCCAAGAATGGCGCGCAGCTTGTGGCCAACATCGGCCATCCCGAACAGCTCTTTGTTCGCAGTCCTCGTGGACGAGAACACCCCTCCCATCGACTTCTTGACCGTCGCACCGAACGCCGCCCACTTGCCGGCCTTCTTGGACGGGTCTGGGATTTCGGGCATGCCCATACCAGGACCGCCCCCGCCTGGCCCGCCACCCCCAGGAGGGCGCATGCCGCCCCCGCCCTTGTTCATCTTGGCGACCTGCTCGTTGATCGCGTCGAACCCCGAGAGCACCTGCCGCTGATAGGCCAGCAGACCGTCGTCTTTGGCAGCGAACGAGAATCCCACGCCTTCAAAATTTAGGGCCATAGGGGTTCACGTGGACCGTGCGGTCCTCAACGAGATGATCTTGACTTTGAGCGCGCACGCGCGTTCGCGGCCTCGATACTAGCATTGTGCTTCTCGATCTGCTCCACCTTCTTGGCCACGAACCTGTGCCGCCGCGAAGAAGGCATCGACATGGCATCCTGATAGGGCTGGTGAAGCTGATCCATCAGGAAGAACACCTCGATCTCTAGTCCTTCTTCGCTACCGAAGGGAAAAAGAACGCTCGCTGTGTCACGTCCAGTTCGTTCTTGAACTCCGCTCCGCAGTGGGGACACGCGATGTCCACCGTCGTGTCCACACCGCCTTCGAGCTGCTGGTAACTGTCCCGAAGGAAGTTGCGCTCCGACAGTGACAGCGCCTTCAGATCACCAAGGGTGGCAGGCTTGTCTTCCAAGGTCACGACGCGCGCCGCCAACGCCAGCGTGGCCTTGTCGTTCTCGTTCTTGAACGTGCTCAGGCGCTCCTCGCGCACCCCGTCCATGGGCGCCATGGTCACCTTCCGACCACGAGGCGTGACCAGCTCCAGAGAGCGCTTCTTCGCATCCCCCATGGTCTTCACTTCAAGGGACGACAGGTCCACGTTGAACGAGCCCTCGACCTCGCAAGACGGGCACTTGCTGCGGAACGGGTACTCGTCTCCGAGCGTCACACGCCGAATCAGCAGGAACAGGTACACCCGGTCGCCCACGAGCAACTTCGGGATGATCCGTGCGATCTCGTCTCTGTCGGTGACCGGCCCTACGGCGATCGTGCAGCGAGCAATCAGCTCGCCCATCTTCTTGTAGTCCTTGATCTTCTGGGAGGCGAGCATGTCTTCCTCGGCCCCAGTGATCTCCCGAACAACAACTTCCGTGATCAGCTCTCCGCTGTCCGTCAGATACCCGCAGGGCAACGTGCCTCCGCCTGTACCGGCCTTGGGTTCCGAGATGTTGTTCTCGATGATGTAGGCTTCGTTCGCCATCAGTTCTTCCTTTGCGACATGTAGTCCAGGTACATGCAGAACAGAGCTTTCACAGCGTCTGTGACAGACAGCTTCTTGGTCGCTAGTACGCCCTTGAAATCCTCATAGACAGCCGGCTCTACCCACACGTTGATCTTCACGTCCATGCCTGTGTCTTGGTAGTTGACCAAGTCTTCAAACAGGTCTGGATGCGCCACCACGCGCTCCATCATGTACCGCACGAGCGACCCCATGGATCGGAAGCCCGCCGCAAGCTCCAAGCTCGATGTGAGCCGATCGTAGAGAGGTCTGGAAATCCACACGTTGACTGGACGACGTTTGACGTTGCCTGACTCAGCAGCTTTGTCCGCAGCCTTCGCCGCGACTTGGCACGCCCGGCAGATCGTCACCCCGTTGGACTCGATCAACAGCCCGCCTGCGGCTTCGGGCACCACCATGTCTACGATCAGGTGATCTAAACCGCCACAATTGGCACAGCAGTGCTTGTAGCGAGCCAGCACGGCTTCGCGCCAGGCGCGGCGCTTCTGTGCCTCCGTGGGGGGCTGGATCAGAATCTCAACCGGCTCCGACGCGGCTACGTCGTCCTGCTCGGGGTCGCTGTTCATCGTACCTCGCAGATGGCGTAAGTACGACGCAGAGTAACGAACTCCCCCTGCTATACAAGGCAGAAGCGCGACTTTATTGTGCGACTGCACGCCCGCGGGGGCTCGCGCGCGCTACCGCCCGTGCATGCGACGCAGGTACTCCTCCGCGTCGAAGAACCGATCTGACGCCCCTTGGCCCGCCTCCGAAGCAGGCATCGGACGTTGACGCGGTTGCTCGATCGGAGCGCCCAGGGGCCGCTCGTAGACCCCAACGTTGGCCGACGTGGTCGCGCCCTCGATGCGCAACCTGTTCAGCTTCGCGATGTCCGGGAACGAAAACGGATCAGCCATACACCCTCCTACACCAGCGAAATCTGCTCCATCATCTCTACCTGAAGCTCCAGCTCTTGGATCGAAATGTCCCCGGCTGTGGCATCAAAGTCAGAGCCTGCCTTGTACCGGCTCGGAATGCACCCGTAGAGAATGTACGCCCGCGCAGGGATGCGTGCAGCGAACTCGAAAGGCGTTCCGAGAAGGCTGTTCAGACCGCGCGTGAGGCCAAACAGTAAGCCGCCCAACGTCAGCCCCGCCACCACATCGCTCGCGCTCACACCGAGCCCCAGGAGCGCGGCGCGCTCGGCGTCTCCTGCCACAGTCGCGTTGTTGTCGTCTCCACCTTTAGGCGGATCTGAGACAGTACGCTGAAAGAAGTGAATCAGCATCAAAGTGCGCCGGTACGTAGGCCCGCCTACGTTGAGCAACGGCACCACCGATGAAAACTGCTGCGTGTCTCCGTACAGCGCGGCCTTCATCCAGTTGGAGAAGTCCGACTCGAACAACGTCACCCCACGGGAGAGCGTCATCGGGGTCATGGATGCCGACTTCACGACCTTGCGGTCGAACATCCAGTTGCCCTCTTTGAACTGCTCGATCTCGACCGTGATCTCGGGAGATGTGATCTGGCTGAACCCGAATACCGGCGTGAGCACCGGCAGCGAGAAGGTGTTCAGCGGGCCAATGTCAGCCAACCAGAACGGGAAAACTTGAAGGTAGTCGCTGAGATAGCCGCGAGCCACAAGCCCCCAATCAGAGGCTCAGAGCCCTTCGTTCGAGATGTAGAAGTGCTCGTAGGCAATGTCCACCTCGGCCACCGAGATGTCCGACGCCGTGGCATCCAAGTCCGCCGCAATCTTGCAACGAATCGGGAAGGCTTCCTGCACGTGGTAGAGGCGAGCAGGGACCGCGTCCCGCTCCACCACCGTCGAGTTGGGGTTATTGGCCGGCGTGGCGCCCGGAAGCGCGTCACGGTGGAAGTGCCTGATGATCAAGTCCGTGCGGTACTGCCCAGTACCTTCAATGGTCTTGAACACCCAGTCGTAGAACATGGTGTCCTTGAGCACCACGCCCCGACCCAGCGTCAGGTCCGCCATCGTCGGCAGTCCCGGCTGCTTGCGCGTGTAGATCATGTGACCTTCACGGTACTCGACTGCTTCGAGTGATGCCTCGGGCGTCGTGCAGGTCGAGAAGCCGCCGTCCGGGTTGCCGCCTTCCGAGAAGGGGTTGTACCCAACCTTCGGCGCCGCGGCCACGAAGAACCGCATCGAGTGAAAGTAGTCTGTGGACGATGCCCGAGCCATGAAGCCCTCCGTTTACCTACACGCTACCAGCCAAGAAGCCCTGCTCAGACGACAGCGCCTGCGGCGTCCACCCAAGCAGCGCCGTTCGAGAAGTTCGGGATGCCCGTGGTGCTGTTCCAGATCGAGGACAGCGGCACCGTGGAAGCAACTGGCCGACCCGCCGTCGTGTACGACGGGAGCTTGTCCGGGTTCGCCACGTCGATGACCTGATACACCTGGCTGGCCGTCTCTGCCGCACTCGGCACCAGAGCGATGCTGACCGAGCCAGCCTGAATCGCCGCCTGAAGTCCCGTCATGGCTTCGAGCTGCCCTGCCGACCGCTGGATGACGACCGGGGTTCCAGGCTGCACAGCCGTGTACAAGTCCCGAATGAACACGGGGCTCGTGGTGAGGTTTGTGATCGTCAGTTGCATGGCTCTCTACCTATCTCCCTTTGACCCTGACTTCAATCAGGACTCGATGGCCTTCTGCGCAAAGCGGACACGCACGAACTCCGCAGGCTTGTTCGGGGCCACACCGACATCCATGATGACCTGCCCCTGGTCAATCGTTACCGCCAGGTTGTTGGTGTCATCGCACACCACGAAGAACGCCTGCGTGGGGTTGGCTCCAGCGAAGTAGCCCTCACTGAACAAGAAGTTCAGGAAGCCGCCGATCTGCGTGCGGAGCTTGGCCCACAAGCCCGGCCCGTTGTTCTCGAACACGGCCCAGAACGTCTCGTTGTAGATCGACTTCTCCAGGAACATGAACAGCCGGCGCGCGTTGATGTAGCGCCACTCGGGGCGGTTGGAGATTGTACGACCACCCCAGACAGCCAGACCCGTCTGCGGAGACGAGATGAGCGGGTTGATCTTGCTCGGGTAGACGAGATCGCGCTCGCCCTGCGTGGCCACGTACTCCAGGCCAAGCAAGAAGTTGAGCTGCCCGTCCACCGTACCGGCCGGCGTCTTGCCGACGTTCTTGGTCGAGTCCGTGCGCGCGTAGATGCCTGCGATGTGCCCAAGCGGCGGCATCGTCATCGGACGGTTGTTGGCCAGAGTGTCGGCCACGCGAACCCACGGCCAGTACACAGCCGCGTAGTCACTGCTGCGCGCCAAGGAGAACCGCAGCCAGTCCACAGCTTCCTGCGGGTCCGAACCCATCGGCACGGTCAAGATGATGAAGCGGTCGCCGCCGCTCGGCTGCTGCGAGCGCGCCGAAGCGTAGTCGAGCAAGTCGCCCGTCACCGTCACGTCACCAGCGAAGTCCGGCAGAATCACCTGCAAGATGTCTTCGATGCGGCTGAGCGCATAGATGCCTCGGTTGGTCGGAATGAGAACGGGGCTCGTGAACTGGCTGCGTCCCCAGTTGGTCGAATCGAACGTGCCTTCTTCACCGACCTCGTAGAAATCCGTGGCTCCGAGGGTGAACTGCTTGGCGGTATCGCCAAAGCGCTCGTCGTGAGCAGCTTCTTGAGCGGCACTGGAGAAGGTGATGTTGACCAACGTGGCGCCACGAATCAGGAACAGTGTCTTCAGGTCCAACGCGCCCGTCGTGTAGTCGAGCGTGTTGTTGCCCGTGGGGTCCACGTCACCAACGAGATTGCCGTTGCCGTCGTCAGTGATCGTGCGCGCGACAGCCGTGGAGTCCGTGTAGGTGATCACGACACTGCGCGGAGACACAGGAAGTCCCGGAAGCGTGGCGGTGATCGTCTTGCTCGCAGCCAGCTCGTCACCACCAGCCAGAATCGTCTGACGCGGCCGACCGCTCAACTGATTGACGCCCTGATCGCTCGCGGGCTCGGCCACGCGGTAGAGATCAGACAGCTCGTTCATCACGTCAGGGAAGTACGCCGAGTTGTTCGGGTCCGTGAACGACACGTCCGTGTACTGCTCCATGACCTCGAACAACTGCGTGTCCTGGTTCAGCAGCAACACGAGAATGTCGTACAGCGTGTACGAGCCCGTGTCGGGGTCGAACGAGTCGCTGCTCCCCTGGACGCGGATCATCAAATCGTTGGCCCAAGCGCCAACGGAGATCGGGTTCAAATCCCACGCCGCCACGGTGTAATCCACCAACACCTTGGCAAAGTTGTGCGGAGCAACCGTCACCTTGAAGTTGTAGGCGCCGGTCGAGTAGACGACCGTGTTCGGGTTGATCGACTCCGACCCCGACGTGACCACCGTGACGTAGGCGCCGTCGATCGTGGCTCCCGTCAGGTTGCCTTCATCGGTGGTGCCAATCTGCGCGTCCGTGACCGTGCGCGTGGCCGTCGCAGGCGTGAAGTCTGCGGTGATCGCGACAGCGTTGTCACCAATCACAGGGATCAACGCGCCCGTGGTCTTGAGCGAGAAGCGACCCGTCTCGTGGTCGAACGTCACCGTGGCGGTGTCAGGTCCGACAGTGAGAACGCCCGTCACCACAGAGCCCGTGCCCACAGGGATCACCACGCTCTGCAACACCGTGGCTGCGGAGTACGTGATAGTGACCGTACCGCGCACGAGCGCATCGAGGTTGAAGTCAGCTGCGGGCAGCGACGCCGGGTTGACGCGACCTTCGTAGTTGGCCTGCCCTGTGAGAGTCGTGAGGTTCGCGCCGTTGGCGCGGTCACGCGCTGTCTGCGCAAGCACGGGAGCGCCCAACTCTCGGTACTTGATCGAGAGCGTTCCGGGCTTGATCGGAGCAAGGCCACCATCGGCACTGATCGTGGTGGTCGCGCTGAACTTGAAGAACGTATCCACGACGCCATCGCCAACTTCCAGCGACTCGTCGTCGTACTCATTGAGAATACGCGCGTCGGCCAAGACAGCGTCCGCAGGCGGAACACGCACCACGTAGGCACGACGACCGCCGTTCGCGAAGAACGCAGCCACGCTCATGCCAAGCAGTGACTCACGCACGATCGGTCCAAAGACGCGCGTGTACTGCGCGAACGAAGTCACGAACTCAGCCTGATCGGCAGGCCCGCGAGGAGCGTAACCAGCCACACCAAGCGTGGAGGTAGAAACACCCGTCACCGTCGTGACTGGTGAGGGAACTTCCTCGATGAATACGCCGGGCGACAAGAGTTCAGGCATCGCTATCTCCTACGAGGCTTGCGCGGTAGAGAGTCTGCAACAGGTGGGCTGTCGGGCGCAACACTTTCATCAAACGGATCACGAACTTCTGCGCTTACGTTGCTTGTGATGGAGTCCTCATCCTCCGCAATGGCTTCAGCGCCACCGGAAAGATCACCGACCTCCTCGGCAACAGGCTTTGCTTCCACCGCAGGTACCACTGCGACAGCCGCCACCGGAGCAACAGGCGGCGCGACCTTCACGGGAACACGCACGGGAGCAGCCGCCGCCGCCAGAAGCGCCTCGTCCTCGGGAGCCTCTGCGCGCGCCAGCAGGCCCTTGCGCACGTAGGTCTGGATCGCCTGCGACGACTCCTCGTTGATCGGAACGTAAGCCCAGCCGCGCGGAGGAAACGTGATCGCGTTGCCCTTCGTGGTCGAGGCTGACAGCGGTGTGCGGGTCTTGTTGAAGAAGCGTCCCATATCACTTGCTCGTCAGGTTCAGGTCCGGGGTCAGTGCGGTCGGGTACGACAGCTCGGGGGTCAGGTCCAGCTCGGCTTCAACGGTCATGGAAATCGACCAACCGATGATCCGCTCTCCGATGTTGTTGGACTCGTCCAACGACGACGCCGACTCTACATTAGCGAAGTACACCCGTCGATCGCCCAAGCTGTCATGTACGGAGATCGCTGTATAGGGCTGGTACCACCGAAGCACGTGCTCCAACAGCGCGTTGGCATTGGACTTGATGCCCTGCCCAGCACCCGGCGTGTCGCCACGTCGATAGGCGTACACGAAGATCGTGTACGAGATGTCGTAAGGAATGGCCGCTCCGCGCTCAGCCATCTTGTTGTAGCCCAGCGCCGTGCGGCTTCCCCACTGCGCCTGCGCCGGCAACGCCCCAAGAGCAGGAACACGGTACTGCCGCGCGCCAGGATGAAACCTGTTGGTAGCCGGCGAAATATCGTCTCGCACGACGACCACAGAAGGGAACACGAACACGTCGTTCGTGTCTTCGGGGAACGAGAAGTTGACAGGGACGCCCGGCATACCCGGTGGGGGCGTGATCCCAGGGACGTTCAACAGGAAGTAGTTGCCGTTCCACTCACAGTCTTCGGCGTGAACGACCACACCACCGAACGTCTCGACCACCCCGCGATCGAAATCACGTAGGTGGACCTCCCCGTTACGCGCCTTGCCACAGTACCGTTCTTGGAAAGCAATCTGCGCTGGGGTAAGCGGCGGCACGTCACTCCTCGGACGACTCGGCCGCCACTTCCAGAACCACCGCCGCGAAGCCCGACGTGGTCGCCGCGCCCAGCCATTCGGACTGAAGGTCGTCCTCGTCGTCCTCGGCCGGCATCTCAGGCAGCTCGCCTGCTTCGGCCATGGCATCCGCCACGCTGACAACGAAGTCGAAGGCGTCTTCCTCGTCCACGTCGTACTCAGCCATCAGGGACTCGACAACGTCCGTGAGGAAAGCGTCCACGCGCTCCGCCGCCACAGAGAGATTGACAGCCCCGAGATCACCGGCTTCTCCGCCAGCCTCGCTGTCGATCGTCTCGTTCAGCGCCTTGCGTACCTTCGACAGCCCCTCGACGACTCGTTCATCCATGATCTTCCTCCGTCAGCTCGTAAGACGTTGCGCAAACCGATTGAAACTAGCGGCCTGTTGCTCAGTGATCCGTGTGTTCCCGCTGATCTTCGCCAGAGTGCGCCAACTCTTGTCGTTAGGATCACTCAGCAGCTTCGCTACCCCAGGCTGCCGCATCATAGTCGAAACCCCCGATCCTACCAAGCGCCTTACAGCTTTCCGCCACAGTTTCAGGGCTCTACGCTTGCCACCTCCGAACTCTTGCCTCGCAGCGTAAAACACCAAGTCTGGTGTAACTTCGACCTTGATAGGAGCCGGACGCGGCTTGCTCGTGTCCACCCCAGCCGACGCCAGCACGGCTCTCCACTGCGGCGCATCCTTGACGCGCGCTTCGCGCACGCTGTCTACTTCTTCTCTGCTTACCTTTCTATACACCAAGACGGCTTGCCGCTTGGACGGGAAGAACGGGAGCAGGTCCGGGGTCCACGGACTGAACCGCACGAGAGCTTCAATCTCGGGAGCTACTCGCACAGCGCGCCGCCTCTTTGGGCGCACGTACACCACGTCTTGCGGTCCCAGCTCACGCAGCTTGGCCTTGGGCACGCGCTCAGTGTCCAACATCACGGCGAACGCCTTGGGGAGCAGCTTGGGGTCCGTCAGGTCGGCACCGACGATCTTGGCTACCGAGAGGGCTCGGCGCATCTGCTCGCCATCCCGGTCGCCGGGCTGCCCCTCGGCCACAGCATCCCGAACGTACTGCGCACTGCCGTGGGTGATGTGCGCGCCCAGCGCTGCGTAGCGTGCTTCCAACTGCCGGAAATACGTCAGCGCGGGAGCCAGGTCGCTCTTGACCCGAATCCCCACTCAGCCTTGTTCCTCGGCCCTGAACTCCGCCTCCGTCTCGGCGATGGCCTGGAACAACCCCTTCTTGGGCTTGGGCAGTAGTTGCAGAAGCGGCAACCGGCCTCGCCCTGTGGCCAACCTGAGCACAGGAGACTGATCCCCTACCTCACTAGCCTCAAGCTCATTGAGCAAGCGCACGTGCCCCTTGCACACCCCGATCAAGCGCTCCTCGTCTCGAACCTGCACCGCGAAGTCTGCCTCTGAAGCGCAGACAAAGCACCAGCGCCCGAAGTCCGTGATGATGCCCTCGTACTGACTGAACGTGTCCCCAGCGATCGGTGAGCCACAACGCACGAGCGTCGCACAACGCGGTCGCGGCAAACCGATCTCACGTCCTCGCCAATACTGCGTGCAGGTCGCGCAGACAGGCGACACGCCCTGAGCAATCTCGGCCACAACATCTTCAGGGCTCATACGACTACCTCTTTACACAGTCGTGGAACGGCAGCCTCGGGTGTCAAGGGATGAACTCAAGCCTTCATAGCGAGCTTCGAGAGCTGCTTGCTGTCCTTCTTGGCGTACTTGCGCAACGCCGCCATGAGGGACGACTTGTCGCGCGTGATCAACGCCTTGAGAGAATCCAAGAAGGCGCCCACGGAATCCCTGTCCGTGAGGTCCACACCAGACTCCTTCGCAGCGGCAACGATGTAGATCATCATCTTCGGATCGTAGTCTTCCTCGGACTCGCTCTCCGCGACGATTGCCAGTAGCTCTCTACGATTCTTCATGGACGCTCTCCTACGTGTTGGTCAGCCTGCGCTCGGGGGTGAACTCGCTGTTGCGCGCGATGGAACACTTGAACCCAACGAACGCGGCATTGTCGAACAGATGGCCATCGTCCTCAACACCTGTGATCGTAAAAAAGTAGCCCTTGGCGTTCTTTCCAACGTCGTAGGTGGTCGAGAAGTGATCAAAGTACGGCATCTTCCAGAAGTGGACCACGTCTCCGTAGTACGGGGCGCGGGCCTTCACTCTATCCAGATCGACGCGAGCAATCCACACAGAACTAGCCCACGACTCACGGAAGCCTTCGGGCCTGGGTTCAGGTAAGGGCGCCGGCCACTCCACGTAGATGCGCAAGCGGAACGGCCCATCCCACGACTCCGTTAGCATCTCGTCGTACAGCGGGTCGCGCTTCGACTTGCCCTTGTTCAGCAGGTACAGGTCCACCTCTGTACCGGCAATCCTGTTTACCTCAGAAGCGATGCAATCGAACAGGAACAGCTCTTGGGCTCCAAGATGCATGTCGCCATCGAACGCCGGGGCGACCGGGCTCGGATGCACAATGGGGCGAATCTTGCCTTCATCCGACATGGTAGATCACTAGCCCAAGAAGAAGCCCATCGGCCACCCGTGCTCATAGATTTCCGTGGTGAGTGTTTCTTCCTCGGAACGCGCTTCTTCGAGCAACGTGGCGCCGTCCAAGTCTACGCTGCCTTGCGCCGTAGGGAAGCCGCCTGGGTACTTTGAACGAACGCGCCCCAACCGCTTCTTGCTCGCCATCAACGAGTACCGCTTCACCAAGTCGTGATCGCGGTCAGACAACTGCTCGATGGTGAAGGTATTGGTCTTGTACTCCAGGCACACAAGCCCAGTCGGGTACCCACTCGGGGGAAACAAGCGCAGCTCCCGATGGTCTTGGCGCCAGTCCAGCTCCGAGCTGAACACGCGAGCGAACTGCTCCAGGTACTGCATGGACTGAGTCCACTCCGACAGCGGCCCCGTGACCGATCCAAACGGCGAGAACGACGGCACGATGCCACCCGAGCCGGCCATCACCAGCCCCCCGTAGATGTCCACGCCGCCAAACCCCGGCCCGATGCCAGCCGACGCTACCGAAGTAATCGTAGCGATTCCGGTAGACGCAAAGGCTACGTTGACCACTACCTCCACGTCAGGCGGCAGGGTGTACACGCTAACACCCGACACCACATCAAAGAACAGCAGCTTGTGCAGGCCCTTCTTGGCCGTGTACCAGCGACGCGCTTCTTCGATGGCATCGGTGATGTGCTCCGCCGTCAGCTCGACCTTCACGAACGGAGCGCCCAGATAGCGCAGAATCCACGCTACAAGCTGCTCCTCGTCCATCAACTGTCGAACGACCGCAGGTGCCGGCACGGGCTATTACCTCCGCTTGGTAGGGGGCTTGCCCTTGCCCGGCGCACGAACCGGAGGCAGGCCCTCGAAGGGATGCTCCTCGGGCTCCGCGTCGGCTACGGGCTCCGCCTTGGCCGTGCTGCTCGTGTCCTCCAACACCGGAACCTCGGGCAATTGCTCCGTCAGCTCAAGCGCGGGAGCAGGCGCGGGCACGGGAGGAGACACAGCTCCAGGCACCTCCACCAGCAACCCCAGCTTCACGAGGTGGCCGAAGTCTCCAACGATGACCTGCCCCGACGAAACAACGCCCACACCAGGGAGCATCAGGCTGCCAGAACCAGGAGGCAGTTGGTATGCCATCGCCATCACTCCTTCAGAGAGCCCAAGATGCTCTCCAAACGAACCCTCAGTCCGTCCAGTTCACCGAGAACCTGGACCACTTGCTCGCGGAGTGTACCAAGATCGGTCGTGGATGACACCACCTTGGTTGCTCCCAGCAGCACATGCTCATGGAGTACCTGGGCGCGGGGACTGCGAAGCGCAGCATCCACCGCCTCCAGCTCGCGCAACACATCCGTTGATCTAGCCATCGTCTGCTCCTTGGACCGTGCGGTCCACAGTGTAGGCCCAGCCTACGCGCCCCCAGCACAAACACAAAGGGGCGACCCGTAGGCCGCCCCTCTGAGTGTGTAGCCGAGCCTCTGGATCAGAGGTTCGTGACGCGGACCTGACCGTAGTATTCCGGCCGAAGCGGCGCCTTGCCGTAGCGAGTGCGCATCGCCTTGCGGAAGCTCAGATCGTTCGGGTCCAAGAACGTCGCCGTGATCTGGAGCGGGATGTACGGCGCCCAGGCGTAGCCCGAGTCCAGGTACGTCGAGCCCTTGAGGCCGATCAGCATCTGGTCGCGGGTGAAGAACGGGTCTTCGTACACCTGCCACTTGTTCTGCAAGGTGCCGACCTTGTAGATGCCGAACTGGCCGTGCTGGGTGAGCTGGCGCGGCATGTCAGCCGGGCCGTAGGGGCTCTCAGCGCCCGAGACGTAGGACGCTCGGAAGTCGCCGTGCGTGGTGAACTGAGCGAGCAGCGCCGAAATCTCGGGGCTGGTGACGATCCAGTTCGCAGGCGCACGAAGCGTCTTCTTGTGGATCAGGTTGGACACGGTGCTGATCTGCGTGAGCAGGCCGCGCAGGTGGTCCAACTCGTTGATGCCGGCAGGCGGGATGCGGTCGAACGACGCCGTGGTGCCGGTCGAGAGCTGGAACAGCTCCTGGATGATCTCGCGGTCGATCTCCAGCGCGATCTCGTTGGCAGCCGTGGCGACCATCTCGCTCTCGGCGTCCACACCGTGCAGCGCGCGGAGGTCTTCCGCAGCTTCCGACGACCAGAGGCTCTTGAGGCGACGCGGAATCGCCTCGATGAGCTTCTTCTTGACATCCAAGCTCAGCGTCGGGAGCTTGGTGTTCATCTCACCGTCGTAGAAGTAGAACGCCTTGAGCTGACTGCCCAGGACCGGAGCGACCGTGAACTTGAAGTTCGAGATCGAGCCGTTCGAGTAGTTGATGACGCCCGAGGCCACCGCGCCCGTGAAGCCGCCCGCGCCGTCGTCGGTCGCCGTCTGGATGACCGCACCCGTGGTCGGGTTCAGTTCCTTGACGACGACACTGAAGCCACGCGAGCTGTCCAGAGGACGCACAGGCGTGAACGACAGATTCGAGTTGAGCGCCGCACCGGCACCGCCGAAGTCCACGCCGTTGCCGGTCGCGAGCATCTCGCCGTTGACAAACTCGGACGTGTAGTCCTTGTCGAAGTCACGCGGCATCACGTTGCCCGCAGCGGTCGGACCCTTCGTGGTCGAGTACACGTAGTCCAGGTAGAAGACCGCGCCCACCGGGCCGGTCATCGGCTGAACCGACACGATCTCGTTCGCGATCAGGTTGGGGAACACCCGGCGCAGGATCGGGAAGATGAACTTCGTGAACGATCCCACGTTCAGTTGCCGAGTCTCCTCGGTCAGTCCCTTCAGGTGCTTGGCCTGATTCTCGAACAGCATCGCGGTCACATTGCGGGCGTGCCGCTCGATCGGGTTGCGCGCAGGCACCCCTTCGAGAAGCTTACCCCACTTGTGATCGAGAGCCTGGACGTAGCCCTCGTCCATGATGGTGCGAGAACCACCGTCCTCCAGCAGTTGACGAGTTGGCACGTCGTTCATCGGTTCCTCCTAATCCTCTCCTGAGATCAACCCAGCCCGGACAGTTTGCGAAGCGTCTTTACGTCCGAACCGAGCCCGAGATAGTCACTGTCGTCTTCTCCGCCACGACCAACATTGGCCGCAGGAGCACCCTGCTTTTCCTCCACGATCGCGCCGGGCTGACGACCGCCGCGCGTCAAACGACGCACACGGCTTCGGACGTTGTCAGCATCTTCGTTCACGATGGGAACCGGAAAAGAGTCGATGAACTCGTCAATCTCTTGACGGCTCGTATCCTCATTGATCTGATCATTCAGCGCAAGGCGAATCTCACCGGCTTGCTGGTGCCCAGCGATCTTGCGCTCGATGTAGGAGCCAAGCGCCTGAATCTTGTTGGCCGCAACAGCCTTGGTCAGCGCCTCTTGGAGATCATCCACACGAGCCGTGAGTTGCGCTTCGGCTGCCTGCCGAGCTGCACGCTCCTCGGAGAGCAACTGAGCCTGCTCCGACTCCTGCGCCTTGGCCTCCACGAGCACCTTCGCGCGAGCATCGGATGCTGCCGCCTCGGCCACTTCGAGCTGCTTGAGCAGCGCGTTCTTCTCGGCCTCGACCTCGGCACGAGCCTTGTCCGCAGCTTCCTTCAGCGCCGCAGCCTCTGCTGCGCGCTGTGCAGCTTCTTCGACCGCCTTCTGCTTCTTCGCGGTCAGCTCTGCCTGCACGCTCTCCAGCTTGGCCTTGAGCAGATCGAGGGTGGCGTAGCCCGTCAGGTCGCCCAAAGCCGCCCGGATGACTTCGCCGTTCTCGTCGCCGCTGATGCTGCGCTCGACGAAATACTTGAAGCCTGCCGCACGAGCCATCGACTCCAGCTTCGCGCCGTCGTCCTCCAGCTCCTTGATCTTCAGGTCGCGAGACGCCACTGCGTTGCGCAACCGGCCCATCTCGGAATCACGCTCAGAGAGCGTCTTCTCAATGTCGTCCGGCAACACGAACGGCCGCAGCGCAGTCTTCACCTGCTCCAACGCAGCCTTGGCGCCTGCGATGGACGGGTCTGCCAGCAGCTCAGCCTGAACCTCTGCACGAAGGTCTGCCTTGAGCTTCTCGATCAGAAGCGGGAGCTTCGATGCGAACTCCAGGCGCATCTGGTTCTCGACCTTCAGCGCCGTGTCTTCCTGCGCCTGCTGAACGAGCTGCTCGACCGTGGTGCCCTCTGGAAGCGCCTGTCCTCCAACGATCGACTCGAAGAAGGTCTTGGGGTACGCCGTCTGGTCCGCAGGCTCCGCCACGAAGTCGAAGGTCATCAGGCGGTAGTCCTCCTGGACTTCCTCCTTGCCGTCCTTGAGCGTCTTGGTCGAACCCGTGCCGCGCGACGACACGCCCACGGAGCAACCGCTCTTGAGCAACGCCTTCAGGTCTTGTCCCCGAGACGTGTCCAAGATGTCGGCCTCGCCAATGACCGTGCCGTCCTCTTGCACTTCCAGCCCCGTGATGACGTGCGACACGCGGGTCAGCAGCGTGCGGCCATCGGTCGGGTGGTCCAATTCACCGAAGACCTTGCGCGCCGACAAGTCCTTGGTCATCCGGCCGACTTCGCGCTCGAACAACGACCGCGAGTAGACACGCCCGTTCTGCGTGGCCTGATCACACCGGGCAAACTCACCACGGACACGCACCTTGCCTGTGCCGTCCGCACTCTCCGTCACCTGGAGCTTGATCGGACGGAAATCCGTCAGCTCGTGAGGAGTAGCAACGATGCGATCCGTGGTCGTCGTGGGTGTCATCAGTACCTTCGCCAGCGAAACTTACCCTTGAACGGTGTGCCCTGTAGCGCAGAGCGACTCTTGGTTTTCGGAGACTTTCGAGTCCTGCGTTTGGCTGTGTTTCCTTCGTACCCTACAAGTTCGAGGCGTCCGCTTCTGTAGGCTGTTTTCCGCAAACGCGGCGCCTCAGACAGCCTCAGCCTTTTCCCGACGTGCAATCGTCGTAGACTTCCAAGAAGCCGAGCAAGTCGCGCACGTCTTCCTCGAACGCCAAGGACAGAGATTCCTCGCTCTCGTCGAGCTTGCCGTCGCGAATCTGCACGGCCGCGTCGCCGTAGTCGCTCGCCATCTCGCGCAGGTCTGTCAGCAGCTCCTCGCGAACCTCGTCCAAGTCCTTGTCCTGGAGCGCCTCGAACTTGGTGGCCAGCGTGTCCGCCGTGAGCGCGAGCTGCGCAAAGGCGTGGGCCACCTTCTTGCGGCTGTCCGCCGACAGACCTTCCGTCACCGGGGCCTTCTCGCCCTTCAGCACACGCTGCACATCATCGAGCAGGCTCGCCACACGGCCCATGCCGCTGTCCACGCTCTCGCCGTGCTTGGCCGCGAGCTTCGAGGCGAAACGCTTGTACTTCGAGGTCTTCGAGCGACGCGCACGCAGCCGCAGCGACTTCTTGCCCGCTGCCGACCGACGACGCTTCTTGCCAGCGCGCTTGGCCTTGGCCGTCGCGCGCTTGGTGCGAACCATGCGGTAGGCACCGCTCGAAGTACGCTGGAGCTTCTTGGCGATCCGGCGAGCCTCGTCTACGACATCGCCGTCCTCCGAGACAACCTCGTCGTCCTCGTCGCCCTCGACGCCTTCTTCGGCGTCGTCGTCATCAGGCTCCATCTCGTCGTCGTCCTCGTCGTCACACTCAGCCTTGACGACCTTCTTGGCCTCGACGACAAGCTTGATCGGGATGACCTTGGCCTGCGGTTCCCGCTTCGGCAGCAGGCCGATGGCTTCCATGTCTTCCGCGAGAGTGGTCAGGACTTGTCCCATGTGGTTCTCCTACACGCTGATCAACGGGAAATCTGCAATTGGAGGTGCGAGCAAAGAGCCCGATGCTTGGGCAGCGCCGCTGCGACAGCATCACTGATTCGTCCGAGGATAGCCGCATCCTGAATCTGGTGCCCCACGTCGCTCAACGCGCTGCGGACTTCCGCCAGATCGTGCTTGTAGTCCTCAACAAGATTCACGTTCGCTGTCGCCTCGCTGCCAGACATCAGCTTCAGCACAGCTTCCAGAGACTCAACTGTCTGCCAGAGCGTCTCCAGCTCAGCAACCTGCTCACCGAACTCCGATCGAACAAGCTCGTCGAAGCCGGCGATCTCGCTGTGCTTCATAGAGCCGTCGTAGAGTTTTCCAAAGTGGGGGACCGCTTCAGGCACCAAGGCACCTGCCTTGACAGCGTTCTCGACCACAACAGCTTTCCACTTGCAGTCGCGATCGAGCAGAGCACCCACGCGCTTCGGAGCGTCCGCGTAGGCAAGCAGCTCCTTGGCTTCACCCAAGTGAGGTACGAGCTGGCGAACAAGTCCCGCCGCCTCGTCCACACGATCGGTAAGCAACGCATCAACGACACCGTACATGGTGTCCTCGACCATCTGCTTGCGCGACACGCGCTGAACGAACACCGGCTCAGCCGCGCCCAACGTGAAGCCGCCCTCTGTCTGGAAGAAGGGAAACTTGTAGAGCTTCTGATCAGCTTCAACGATCAGGTGATCCGAGAACGTCGCAACGATCTCGTGCTTCGCAGCCACACCCGTGCGCTCAGCTCCCGTGAGCACAACAAGAGCTTCGAGTGCTTGCTGCGCGCGCTCCCGAGAGCCCGCTGTAACGCGGTTCCTCTCGGAGACGGGGATCGTAGGATCGAGCAGCATTGCAGGCGAAAAGCTACAAGCCTCACCAAATGCTGTCAACAGTTATCTACGCGGCAAGCCTTCGAGATTCGATGTCTCTGATGTCTTCGAGCATCGCTTGAACGCGACGCAGGCGCTTGGAGAGATCACGATCGTTACGAAGGAGGTGCTCGATCTTGTCCGAGGCGCGCTTCTCTGCGGCACGGTCGCCTCGGTCTAGCTCCGCCTTGGAGATCGCTCCTTTGTACCCCTTCTCGTTGGATCGCTTGCGCACATTCTCGGCTAGGTGTTGCAGGTTCTTGGCAGAGGTAAGATCAGCGCTCTCTACTTCAGGAGCGATGGAAGCCGCAACCTTGTCCGCCTCAGCCTGAGCCGCCGAAACGCGCCGCACATCCTCACCACGCTCGGCCAAGACGGTTTCGATCTCCTGGTCCGAAAAACCAAATATATTCCGCAACATCCACCGCAAAGACACAAACTCGTTCATGCGCGCAGCCAGGTCCGCGCGCGCGTTCCTAACCTCGATCTGAGCCAGCTCGAAGATGGCGCTCGGAACCGTCATGTGCAGGCTGTACTCCACCTTCACGGGGTCCGTTCCCAAGGCCGCCAAGTGGACACGGCACACCTGATCTAGCCCTGTTTTGAGGCACCGCTGCACCCGCAAAACAGACCGCGCGAACTGCACATCCTGGGCCGACAGTGTGGCCCTGTTCACGTCCTGCTCCTGCCCCAAGTAGGACTTCGGAACCTTGATCGCGGAGAACAACTTGTCTCGGAAATACTCGATGTCGTCCATGTGCTGCCACTGCGGAGCCGACACCACATCGATCCGTGTGGAGTCCCGACCCTCGCGCGCGGGCACGAAGAAGTCTTCATCGGGAGCCGCCGCGTCAAACGACAGCTCCAGCTTCCCCGTCGTAGGGTTCACAAACCGCTTCTTACGGTACTGTTGCCGTACCCGGTTCACATAGGCCAGCGCCTCGGCGGGAGGCAGGTCACCCACGTCCACGTAGAAGGCATAGCGCTCGATGGCCTTCTGAAGCCGGAACAGGATGGCTGAGTCCTCCAGCATCTTGAGCCGCTTGAAGATCCAACGCGCAGGCTCCAACACGCTGAAGCCGTAAGCACTGCGACGCACTGAACCGCGCAGACGGAAATGCACGACTTCCCAGTCCTCGAAGGCCGTCTCCTCGGGGGCAATCATCACGGGGCGATCGTCACAAGCGCTTCTGCGCAACTGGTCCCGCTGCCCCAACAGTAACTCGAAGTCCTCGTGGCTGAACCCGACCTTGCCGGTGTAGGTCTGGATGAAGCCCAGCAACGCGCCGTAGCAGTCCTCGATGCGACGCACTGAAGGCGTAGGCAGGAAGTTGAGTCCCACGACGCCTTCGTTGGTGATCAGCAGCTCCTCGAAGTCGTTGCCGTACATGACCAAAGTACGCGCGATTTCCCAGATTTCCTCGTCGATCCGCAGCCGCTTGTGCAGCATGTCCATGAGCGTGTTCTGAACGCTTTCGTTCTTCGCCGTGATCCACACCGTCTTGTTGAGCTGCGAATCCACCTGCGTGGCGTCGTCCGCGAAGATGTCCATGGCCGCCGCGAGTTCGGGGTACTGGTTCATCTCCTCGTAGTCCGCGTACCGCGACAGCAGGTCTTGTTCGAGCATCGGCACGAACGCGATGTCCGCGTAGCCCTGCCCGTAGGAGAACCCCGATCCCGCTGACATCCCCCTGGCCGCGAGATTGCCTACAGCGATCTTGGACACTTGGACTTGCTTGTCCGAGGTCCAGATGTCGTTGACCTTTTTGGCGATGTCTTTGAAGAAGCCCACGTGTCCGCCTAGTCACCGGAGCCGAAGCCGCCGCCGAGGAACGGAGGCAGTATGCCAGAACCCTTCGGCAGCGTAACGCCTTCCATGGTCGAAACGGCACCCGAAGGGCTCTGAATCCCAGGAACGCCAGGCCGCACCGCGTCCATCCAGGGATCAACGACCGAAGGCTGCGTGGTCAGCATCGGCAACGGCTCAGACACCATGTACTTCTGGAGCGAGAAACACACGCCAGCCATCGCGTCCGACACGTCCTTCTCGCCCTTCGGCGGGTGATCAATCTTGCGCTTCTTGGACCTACGATCTTCTTGCAGCAACTCCAACTGCTGGATGGCCGGCTCGTACTCGTAGTACCGGACGCGCCCCTCGTAGAGCGCGGTCTTGAACGAATCGTAAGGCTCGGGCGCGATGTCCAGCGACAGTAGCTCGGCGCTGTACCCCTGGCTCTTGAACTGCTGGATGCTGTCCGCCGACTGCCAGCTATCTAACGTCACACGCCGGATAGAGTACCCGTGCGCTGTAAGATCGTACACGATATGCCGTACATCTGCGAGTATGATCTCACCGCCAGCAGGAGGAACGATCTTCAACATCAGGTCGATGATGTAGATCGGAGCCCGTTCCAAGAACTGCCGGCCGTCCACCGCCCGCCTGGGCACATCCTTCCAACCGCCAATGTGCGCCATGCAGAACCCCGTAGCGTCTCCGCGCAACGACAAGTCGAGATGCACGTACCGAAAGGCCAAGGGGTTCAATAGCGGTCGTTGTACGAGCTGCTCGTGTGTCCCCGACAACCGCTCCATGCGCGGGGCTACCATGATGTCCCAACGAAACTTGCCTGGACGCGACGGGTCCAACAACATCGTCGTAAACGGATGTGAACGAGAAGGATCGATCGCCTCACGGATCTTCTCTCGCCGTTGAATGAACGGGTTGATCGATACGGTGCTGAGCCCCGCTAGGTCGCGGATACTGCCTTCGATGTCCGACTCGAAGTCCGCTTTGAAGTCCTCTGGAACGTCGATCAGGATCGTGTTCTCAGGGAGTGAAGCTTGAAACTCCTTCTCCTCCCCCTCCAGCAAGATGCGTGAAGGCACCGCTTCGTTGCCGACCAATACCCAGAAGCGCTTGGAGTCGAAAAAGATGTCGGGTTTGACATCCCAGTTGCTGTAATCCATCACGAATACGTGAGGGTCTTTGGCGTACTCCAGAATCTTGCGTTCCGTGAAGTCGCCTCGCGCAGTCTTGGACGAACCCACGAACAAGATGCCCGGTAGTTTGCCACCACGATCAAAACGCGACTTGATACGACGACGCAGGATGTCGTAGACACGCTCCGCCATGTCCACAGGGGCTCCGACACGCCCCCCAGGGGCTCCGCCCCGCCCCACGGAACTCTGCTCGTAGTACCGACCGTAGAAGTTGGCTTCGTCGATGAACGCCGCGAATGTGTTCAGACCGAGAGCACCAGAGTCCGTGGCCGCGCGCGCTGCGACCCAGATCGCTGATGGGAAACGTAGCTCTTTCTTGGTTGCGCGGAACTGAAACTGCTTGTTGAAGTACGGCGATAGCTTGACCTTCGCCGCGATGTTGTCGAACGCAACACGAATGGCCAGGGCCTCAGACACAGACATGCACGTGATGGCGATCGTGGAGTCAGCAGACAGTCCAAAAGACTTCTGCGGGTTCTTCATGCACGACAGCTCGTAGAGCACGCGACACAGGCCCGTGCTGGCGAAGAACGTGTTGTGGATCACTATCCCGTTCGCCACCGCGTTGTGCGTGCCAGGGACAGTAAGATCGTACACGTCCTGCATGCCTGTGGGTGTTACCGACTCAACCTTCTCCCAAACGAGTTCCGCTTCCGCGTACCAACGATACCGACCCGTGTAGTTCACTGCTGCACACAAGCGCTGAAACTTGTCTCGGCTCATGTACGAGTCGCGTTGCACAAGCCCGTGCTTGGCCCACCAGTGCTTGTTGTGCGGACCCGTCTCTTTGCGAATCTCCTTCAGTTCTTCATACCCGACCGGAACCACATCCCAGTTAGTGTTTGCTTTGATCTCCTGGGCGTACTCCAGCAGCGTTTCACAAGCCGCTTCCTTGCCGAAGATCGGACCTACGGCGGCTAGAAACAGAAGAAGGGACGGCGCGTCTGCAATACAGATAGTCCACGCAGCGTGTTTCTTCTCCCCACGCACCGCGCTCTTAGGCGTGTAATACTTACGCACGCAGATTCCGAACCGCTGTAGCAGTTCCTGTACGTCGTCTATCAACCCCTCACTGGCCAACGTCAGCTCGATACGTCGCGGAGTCTTGTTCACATACACTGATCCGTCCGTGAACACTCTGTTCAGGAACAGGGCCAGTTGACGATCTCTCAGCCCAAACAGTCGCGGCGGCACCCGTTTCTCTTTCGACCGGCACCGAATCCCCCACGACGCTGCCCAAGCGTCCAAACCTAGAAACGAAACGTACCAAGCGCCTTGCTTGAAGTTCTCTACCCCGAACTCACGAAACGCCGGTAACTGACAGGCATGCACACGGAAGTCGTCAACCAACCTACGATCGCCTTTGCAGTACAAATGCGCGTTGTGGGTCAGGCTACCATCTGCAATCAGGTACGCCAGCGTTAGCACCTCGGCATCCGAGATGTCCAAAGGCTGCAACGGTGCCGGTACAAACCGAGCGCGTGCCACAAACTGCCCCGGCTGTAGACTACCGAGTGGGGCGTAGTCCCCGGACGCGACCAGCACAGGATGATCCAGCGAAGCGTCCAACCACTGCCCCGAGGCCAACACCAACTTCGCGCACTGCTTGCGTCCCGACTTCCAAATCTTGGAGGCCCGTGCCGGCACGATGTTCTTACCGTCGAACGACGGCACCAGGGGCGTCTGACCAACAAGCTCCCCTATGCGTCTGCGTTCCCCCGTGGCCAAGTTGGTCAAACGTGTGTCAAAAGTGCTGCACTTGCCGTAGCCGATGGCTCCGCAGAGGAACGCTTCATAGTATTCGCCGCCAAACAGCTCGATCATCTTGTTGAGCAGCTTCGGGTACATCCCCGAGCAGGACTCCCCGAGGAAGTACGGATCTTTCACAAACGTCTCGATGTCTACGGGAGTCGTCTTCCAGTCCGCCGACCCCAGCGCATCCACAAGACGTGTAGCGGGCACCGCTATCGCAGGAGTCTTGGAGTCGTCCAGCTCATCGAGAAGAAGCTGAAACACCTCACGTTCTTCAGGCGTCAGCTTGGAATAGTCCGCTTTGCAGAACTGCTCCAACTCATCGAGCGTGCGCTCGCTCCAGCTACGCCCGCCTCCAAAACGGATCATGGCTCAACGAGCTGTACGTTGTCCGTAAGCGCAGCTCCCTCAACCGATGACGGAACTTCAGTCTCAGCAGGCAATCCCGCAGCCTCGTCCTCCGCTGCCGCAAACGCATCCTCGTCGCGCTTCAAGCGCTCGCGCTCTTGCTGCACGACCATGAAGCGTTCGACCAGACCGAGCAGCTTGCGCCGCGACTGTGGGCTATCCAGCACGTTCTTGACAGACTCCTTGCCGTAGTGCGCGGCTGCCTGAGACAGCTCCTCGGCGCCCACATCTACGCGACCTAGCCTGCGCTCCACCAAGCCCAAGTCCATTTCCATCTCGGCGTAGGACTCCAGAATGTCCCTTGCCATCCTGATCTCCGCCGTCATGTTAGGCAGGAGCTTGCCGATCTGAACTTCCATCGCGTGGTCGATGTTCACGCGCTTCATCTGGATGCGGTAGAGCTTCTCCATCTCCTCCAACGCATCGAGCCCGTCGTTCAACTGCGTGACGGCCTGCGTGAATACAGCGGGAAGCGTCTTTTGAACCAACACGCCGGGAGGCAAGTCTTTGCGGTACTCCCCGAGCGAAAAGATCAGGGCGTCCTCGGTAATGTCGTCAGACTCGCCTTTGAGCTGCTGAATATGCTTGGCGATGTCCCCCAGCGCCCACCCTGTGATCACCATCTCGTGAACTTCAGTGAAGCACTCAAGCGACTTGATCCGCTTGTGCTTGTCTGGAGCGCGACTCACGGGCTTCACGCGGTTGTTGGGTACCGACATACATCAGGAAAGGACCGCACGGTCCACACGATCACTTGTCCGCCCAGCTGGCTCCCCAGCCACCTTCGACGACCACGGGGACGGTTGGCAGAAACTGCTGCATGCCGTCCACCATACACTGCTTCACATCCGAATCCACCTGCTTGCGCAATTCCTCGTCCCCAGCCTTGGCCTCCGCCACGATCTCGTCGTGAACCATGTTCACCATGCGCGCCTGGGCACCGTACTTTTTGAGCGTCATGTAGGTCAGCCGCAAGGCTGCCTTGAGCCCGTCTGCGCCGGTTCCTTGCACCGGAGTGTTGGCCCACTCGCTGTGCGTATCAACCGGCAAGTAACGAAGACGCCCGCTCAGTGTTCGCGTGTAGCCCTTCTTCTTGTTCTCCTCGCTAAATACGCGCCTGTGCCAGCGTTGCAAGCCGTTGTACCCCTGGAAGAACTTGATGCGGAACTCCAGCGCCTCGTCCTCGTCCATCGCCACGTTGTAGTTGGTCTGCGCGTAGGCAGATAGCTTCGCGGCGCCCATGCCGTACAACAACCCGAAGTTGCCGGCCTTGGCGGGCTGGCGCATGGCCTTGGTAACTTCCGTGATGTCGATCTCGTTCAAGAGCGCAGCCGTCAAAATGTGCAGGTCTAGCCCTTCGCTATACGCGCGGATCATTCGAGCATCGCCCGAGATATCTGCCGCAATGCGCAACTCGATCTGGCTGTAGTCCCACACCCCGAGCACCATGTCGTCACTCGCGCGGAAGCAGTCACGGAACGTCTTTAGACGAGGTATGTGCTGGAGGTTTGGATGCGAGCAGTTGTGCGAGAAGATGCCGCACGTCTCGAAGCTCTCGTCGTCCTCTACGGTGAGGTCATAGACTTCAAGGCTTCCGCGAGGGTAGATCGCTTCAACTGTACGGACAGGCTGTCCTTCACTAACATAGAGTGCAGGGCCTTGTGGGCCGCGTGAGTGAGAAGTGCGAGGTTGTTCAAATCGTTGTTCTTCGGGTTCAGATCGATGTGATGAACCGCCATGCTCTCGGGCAAGGTCGTCACACCCAACGCCTCCATCACCACGACCCGGTGAACGAAGTGCCGTTCGCCGTTCCACAAGCAAGTCAGGTAGCCGTAGCCGTCCTCGCACTCCCCCTTCCAGTTGTGATGCGACTCCCCCTTCTTCCCGAACATCGGATTCTTGGAACCGTGCTTCGACGCCGAGTAGCGCAGCGCCGCCAGGGCTTTCCGTTCCGCTTCCGGCATGCGGGCACGGATCACCGCCTGAACATTGTGAAACGTCGTGTCTAGTTGCGCAGCGATGTCCACCACTCGCGGGAGGTCTAGCTGACGGTACATCTCCAGAACACGTCCCTGGTTGTTCAGATCCCCGACCCACGCCCTGGAAATACTCACGCTGAATCTCCTCGATGGTGGCCCACTTGCCACCGGAGAGTAGAACTCGGTGGTCTGCGGTGCAAGTCAAAACCTGCCCGTCGCTAAACCTAACATCGAAAACAGCGCGCTTTCCCTGGGGTAGAAAGGCCAGTACCCGACGCCAACGCTGCTTGTGCGTCCAGACAAAATCTCCCGGTACAATATATTCCAGGGGCTTCACCCCGACAGAGGTAAGAACCGGGGTCCAAGGAGCCGAGCAACTGTACCGTCCTGCACCTGTGTACGGATAGAACGACGAATGGATGCGCCCCGTCTTGGGGTCGATGTTGCCCAGGAAGTCTGGCCCGAAGGACTCACACAGCTTCTTGACCTTCTTGTACTCGATCAGCTTGACGACAAGCTCGCGCACCGCCTTCTTGCGTATCTTGGGTAACAGCAATCCGAGCACGTCCTGGCTGGTGCTCGTGACGTTGATACCAAGCTGCGCGAGGGACTTCTGGAGCTGCTGTGTGGAGCCCAGGTTGAAACCGCCGCCGTCTTCGACTCCGGGCAACGTCATCTGCCCGCGCGGGTGGGGCAGCTCCGCCTCCAACTCGCGACGCAACTTCCGCGCTGTGATCTTGTTCTGCTCGTACAGCGCAAGCCAACGCTCGCGGTCCAAGTAGAACCCGTTGTTCTCGATGGCCGATTCAGGGAGCACAGCGCCGAACTCGATCAGCGCTACCCGGTTCAGTCCGTACTTCGTGAGCGACGCCTTGAGCGTCTCCCGCAGCGGCAGCATGTACTCGGTGTCGTCCGCCGAATACTGGAGCTGTCTCGGAGTCAGCTCGCCGCCCCAACCGGACTTAGCCAAGTCATCGCCGGGCTTCACTTGAAGCTCGCGCTCCTGAATCGCAAACAGGTCGTGCTTCAGGTCACGACCGTTGTAGATCAGGTTGCTGGCTCGGAACGGATCGAAGACAGGCCATAGCTCGCCATCGGCCCCGTACTTGTGCAGGAACCAGCGCTGCTCGAACTTGGCGTTCTGGATGACCTTGACGGTCTTGGACTTCGGGTCCGTGAGCGAGCGCACGACAGCTTCGGGGTGGCCTGTCTTGAACAGGTCCACCACGAAGTGCCGGTCTGCCGTCTTGACGGAGAACAACCGAATATCGCCGTCCCAAGGACGTAACGAGGTCGTCTCGATGTCGAAGCCTACGGCCTCGGCACGATCTACGGCGTTGGCTACCTCGCCAAGCCGGTCTTGGCTCGTAACCAGCTCGTAAGGCACAGCCCTCCGCTACGCCGCCTGATTGGCACCACGGCGCGTCAGCTTGTAGGAGCCACGCTCCACCTTGGTCACGAAGTTGCCGCGCACCAGCCGGCGCAGCGCGTTGCGCGTCCAACTGTTGGCCTGCTTGGAGTCCGACGCCGAACGCGCAAAGACCTTGGCCAGTTCCTCGATCGCGAGCGTGGCGTTCGACTCCGCGCTCTCCGCCGCCAGCTTGTCCACGAGCTTCTTCTCGTTGGCGTTGAGCTTGTCGTACTCCAGGCCGTCGAGCGCCGGGCCACTCTGACCCGACTGCGGCGCCTTCTTGACCTTGGGCTCCTTAGCCGCCTTCTTGGCCTTCGGCGCCTTCGCAGCCTTGGCCTCCTTGACAGCCTTCGGCGCCGAACGCCTCTTGCCTGCCTTGCGGGGCTTCTTCTCGGCCTTGACGATCACCGCCTCGGGGGCCGTCTTCTCTGCCGGCACGGTCACACCGACCGCTTCGACCTTGGCCTCCAGCGCTGCGGCGTCTGCCGCGAGCTTCGCCTGTGCAGCTCGAATCTTGGTCAACGATGCAGCGACTTTGGCTTTAGCTGCGCTGCTCAGCTCTTTCTTTCCCGTCTGTCCCATCGATCCACTCCTCTGTTCAGATCGTACAGGCCCACTATACTGCTAAAACGCAGTAAGTCAAGATCGGGATCGCTGCTAGCGGATACCGCCTTACTGTCACTGCACGATCTCGGTAGGTTTCCCATGCCGATCGGGCGTCTACCGCAGCCCCCTGCAAACCGTCAAGCCGCACACCTTCGGGTACTGAACATACGGTTCAGTACACGTGCGCCTGCGCTACCCGCCCGCGCGCGAACGTCAGATCACTTCGCCAGTGATCTCGTCGTCGCGCTCCCAGGGCGCAACCCACTTCATGCCCTCGTTCAACGCCAAGCCCTCGAAGCGAGCGGCCTCGGTGTCGAACTGGTTCATCATCTCGACAGCGCGCCGCATGATGCCGTTGACGCGACCGAACACGGCCTCGCTGACGAGGTCGCGGAAGTCGAGCCCAGCAGAGATCACCGACTCCCGCTTCTCGGCCGGGCAGCCGTCCATCACGCAGGACTTCATCATGTTGGTGACCTTGGCGCCGGCCTCCAACATCTTGCCCATCGCCGTGGCCAAGTTGTCCGCGCCCTTGCTCATGTCGATCGCGAGCTGATCGGCATCCATGCCCGAGATGTTCTTCGACTTCTTGGTGCCCTTGCCGCTGCGCCGGGTAGAGATTTCCCAGAGCTTCGCTGCCACGTACAGCGCCTCACGCCCGTTCCTGAAGTCGTTGTAGAACTCCTGGCTCACGCCCTGGACCTTCTGGATGTTGCCACGCACATCGGCAAGGTACGCACGCTGCCGCTGGCCTTCCTCGGCCATGACCTTCTCGGTCACCGTGGCGACGTTTTGCACGCCCTCCAACAGATCGTCTCCGAGCTTGACGGCCGACCGCCAGAATTTCACAGCCTGAGTCAACGCCTGCGACGCCTCGTCGCCCATGTCCGACTCACGGAGCTGGATACCACCGAGAGTACGCATGGTGCGGAGCGCGCGGTCGAGTTCAGTAGACATGAGAAGCTCACCTCGTGGCGTTATGGATCACGTCCGCGAGAGTCTCGCACTTGCCTGCGCAGATGACAAGTTCTCCAGCGAGCTGCTGGTAGCACTCCGCGCGCTTCTCCTGCGCGGCCGGGAAGTCCTCCGCAGGGATGCCTGGACTACTTACGTAGCTCCCAGGAGCAGGTGTCTCGCCCTTCAAAGCCAGCACCCAAAGGCCCAATAACTGCTGCACGCTCTCCAACTCAGCGATCATCAACTGCCTGGAGATCACTCTGCTGCCTCAGTGTTCTTGTCCGACGCCCCCGCCAGAGCAGCGAGCGTCCCGATCCCGTACACCACATCTGATGGATCGCGGGCATCCACCGCCACGATGCGCACGCCGAGAAGGCGCTCAATCTTAGCCAGGTACCGGCTTCGCGACTCGGCCTGCTTGGTCTGAGCGCTGAAGTCATTGGTCGCCAGGAAGTCGATACAG